GTCACTGCTATTACCCGCCCCGGTCTTACTTGGATTGCATTTGGCGTATATGTGGCTGTCAAAGCTGCTGGCCTAACGATTGCTTTCCAGACCAACGCAAACTGGGCTGAAGTTTTAACCAAGTCTTACGACGAAGATGATTTCGCCATGCTCAATATGATGTTGACGTTTTGGTTCGTTGGTAGATCCATTGAGAAGTACAACAAATCATAATGGAAACGATTGCCGAGTCCCTTGCTAAGGTTTGGTTTCTTGGCGTTGCGGTGGTCGGCATAGCAGCTTATGCAGTAACGCTGAAAGTCAGGGTTGATTACCTTGAAAAGAATTACGACAAGCAGATCACGGCTCTTTGGGAGCAGGTCAACAAGATAGTGGATGAAAGGTCCGGCGGTGAATGAGGCCAAGAAACTTTGCAAGGATGTATTGATCAAGCCTTTTGAAGGGCTAGCAAAGCGTTTGCCTGATGGCCGTGTGACGGCTTATCCCGACCCTGGCACTCGTGGACACCCATGGACCATTGGTTGGGGCGCCACGGGGCCTGAAATCAATCCTGGGACCATTTGGACGATAGAGCAATGTGAGGACGCACTGGATCATCACGTTGAGTTCTTCGTGCGCGGCTTGCTCAAAGCGTCGCCAAGCCTGTCCAAAGCACTCCCAAGGCGCATGGCCGCGGTTACAAGCTGGGCTTACAACTGTGGCCTTGGTAATTACAGGGTCAGCACCTTCAAAAAGCGGATTGATGCTGGCAATTGGGATGGCGCCGCCGAGGAGTGCGTGAAGTGGAACAAAGCCGCTGGCAGGGTTTTGCCAGGACTAACCCGTAGGAGGGCGGCAGAAGCCGCGTTAATGCGATGAGTTCAGCAACCAAGTCAGATCCAGGCAAGTGGAAGCGCATTGTTGCTTCTGTGAAAGCCTCGGGTAAAGGGGGTTCTCCAGGTCAATGGAGCGCCCGTAAGGCTCAATTAGCCACCCAGAAGTACAAAGCCTCAGGCGGGGGTTACAAAGGCCCCAAAAAAGCGGATAATTCGCTCTCAAAGTGGGCGAAAGAAGACTGGGGAACGAGGTCTGGTAAACCGTCCACGCAAGGCCCCAAAGCAACGGGTGAGCGCTATTTGCCAAAGGCTGCACGCGAGAAGCTAAGTGCTTCGGAATATGCGGCTACCACGCGAGCCAAGCGTGAAGGTATGAGACAAGGTAAACAGTTCGTACCCCAGCCAAAGTCGATCCGAGAAAAGGTGTGGTGACATGACAGCCGCCTATGTAATGACTTACGACAACCTGGTTACTGACATTGCACAGTACCTGGAGCGCACTGACACCGCTACGCTTGACAAAATTCCTACCTTCATCGGTCTCACCGAGCAAAAACTTGCAGCACGTTTAAAGATCCTTGGCATCCTGACGGTCAACACAAGCACCATGACTCAGGGTGCTAATGTGCTTGATAAGCCAGCACGCTGGCATAAAACGGTGTCTATGAACATTACGGTGGCTGGTAGGCGTTCTCCAATCTTTTTAAGGACCATGGAATACTTGCGTGAGTATTGGCCTGATCCCGCACAAGAAGATGTACCAAAGTATTACGCCGATTACGATTACACGCACTGGTTAATTGCCCCAACGCCTGATGCGGCATACAACTTTGAGGTGCTCTACTACGAGCGCATTCAACCCTTGGATTCGTCCAATCAAACTAACTGGTTCACGATTTACGCACCGCAGGCCATGCTGTATGGCTCATTGGTTGAGGCTTCGATGTTCTTAAAGAACTACGACAAGGCCAAAGAGTATGGCGAACAACTCAATATGATTCTCGAATCCTTGACAGTCGAGAACAAACTGCGTGTGGCGGATCGTCAAGCCGTCGTTGTGGATAGTTAATCATGAGCTATAACAGTCCGTTCACGGGTAACGTCATCCAGCCCACGGATGTCTCCTATCGTGCAGTCACGCTCTCAGCCAATACGCAGCTAGAGTGGCCAATCAATGGCAATGCAACGGATGATTATGCTGCCAGGATCATGAACGTGACGGCCACCGCGGGTGGCTTATCACTTTACATGCCACCTGCTAATCAAGCCTCTGTTGGGCAAGATGCGTTGATCCGAAATGTTGGCGCAACGACATTCACAGTGAAAGATTACGAGGGCACTAATACCATCGTAACGATTGCTGCTGGTGAATCTAAATACATTTACATCACAGCCAACCCAACGGCCACCGGTACTTGGAGCAATATTGCTTTTGGCACAGGAACGTCATCGGCTGATGCTGGCACCCTTGCAGGATCTCAGCCTACAGGCCTGGTTGCAGAAGGCTCTGTGCTTAATCAGGCTCATCCTATTCAAACACTGACTAACAGTTATACATTTGTAACTACAGACCGAGCACTTACCTATGTGTGGTCAGGTGGCGCAGGTAGTGTCACGCTGCCATCAGCTAACACCTTAAACAATAACTGGTTCACGCTGATCAAAAATAATGGCACAGGAACGCTGACAGTCAACACAACGGGCGGTCAGTTATTGGATGGCGGTACATCCAAAGCCTTCCAGCCCTCAGAGTCTGCTTTCATTGTTTGCAGTGGCACGAATTTTGTGACCGTAGGCTATGGTGTCTCAACGCAATTTGAGTATGGCGTCTTAACAAAAGACGTATCAGCCGGCGGCACCATCACCCTGACAGCTAGTGAAGCTGCTAATACGATCATGATTTTCACAGGAACACTAGCAAGTTCTGTGACCGTTATCGTGCCACCCGTGGTTAATTTTTACATCGTAAGCAATCAAACGGTTGCTGGGGGCAACACCTTAACGATCAGTACCGGCGCCATAGGCGCGTCTACAGCTACTGTGCCTGCTAACGGACAAGCTTCCCTGTTCTGTGATGCCACCAATATCTTTAATGCCAACACAACGCAAGCCGGTGGTACAACCTTTAGTATTGTGGACGGGACTGCCGCCAACCCATCACTAAACTTTAGTACTGAAAACAATACAGGTATTTTCCGGCCTGGTGGCGGCGGTGCATTTGGCATCTCAATTTTGGGCACCCAACGATTTGATTTGAGTGCAACAGGATTGACCATCACGGGTAATGTGCAGGCTTCAGGCTCGGGAAATTTTGAAGGTGGTATCAGTGGGGGCACCTTCTGATGACCAAGCGGGTTTTTGCGCTTGATACCAAGCCTGGCATTCAACGTGATGGCACGGTCTTTGATCGTGAGTTTTACGTTGATGGTCGCTGGGTTAGGTTTCAGCGCGGCAGGCCTCGCAAGATCGGTGGTTATCGGCAAATCACCGATCAGCTTGCAGGCCCTTCTCGGGGCCTTTATTTAATTCCTCAGAATACTTACAACAACATCATCAATGGTTACAGTGATGGTGTTCAATCATTACCTGTTAACAATAATGGCGTGGGTTCAGGTATTACTGACTTTACCTTTGGCGGCGGCATCTTAACGACTAATGTACTTGTGGCCGGATCAGGGTATACACCCGGCACTTATGCTGGGGTGCCGCTTGAGTACGTTACCTCAGGTACAGGCTCTGGTGGCACAGCAACGATTGTTGTGGGCGGTGGTGGCACGGTCTCTAGCGTTACGATAACAGGCGCAGGATTTGGCTATCTGGTGTATGACAAACTCACTGCCGATGATGCTAACTTGGGCGGTGGCGGTGGCTCAGGCTTTTCTTTCCAAGTAGCAACGGTTGATAGTTGCTTTACGCCAAGTGATGAAAATCTCTGGCAGTTTGACACCTTCAAAGATGCCTTTGGAAGTGGTCAAAACCTGCTTCTAGCGCATCCATCACAAGACTTAAGCAACATCAGTGCAGAACTTAATACACCGGTTTTAGCGGCTTCTGCAACGGGCACAAACTTCCGTCCAGTGGGTGTTTTTACTGAAGATGCTGCTTCCATCACAAGCGGCTCAACCGCGGTAACTTTGGCGGCTACCAACCTTAATATTGGCGCCGGTCAATTAGTGACAGGACCTGGGATTGCTGCAGGCACACGCGTGGCATCCGTTCAATTAACAGCCCTCGTATTAGATACGGTAGCCACGGCAACACTAACCAATGTGACGCTGACCTTTGATAACGAAGTCTCGGTATCAGGTGGGGTAGTGTCCTTACACCCTTATGTGTTCGTTTATGGCAATGACGGTCTGATCCGCAACTGTGCCTCGGGCAATGTGGATGACTGGACCTCAGCCGAGGCCAATGCAGTGAACGTCGCCACAGGTAAGATCGTTCAAGGCTTGCCAGTTCGAGGTGGCTCTAACTCACCATCGGGCGTATTCTGGTCGCTTGATTCCTTAGTTCGCGTGTCTTTTGCTCCCACGTCGTTAGGGGTGGCTGGCACGGGTAACTTTGCACCGCCAACCTTCTGGCGTTATGACATCATCAGTTCGCAAAGTTCTATCCTGTCAGCGCAATCAGT